GGGTACAATGTCGAAAAACTTAAAAAAGCACTCGAGAGACGTAATACTAATGAAATTTTTGATATGTTTGAATACGTTACAAACGCGATTGTTATTATAAATGAAGATCGTAAATCTACTTCTTCGAAAGCTGATGAACCTGTTTAATGAATTCCTTGTTACGTCGAATCTTAGGGTCGGCAGCGATGAGACGGAGAAGGGCCGCTGTTGGTATTTTTGGGCTATTACCTGAAGGCTTAGGAGTTTTCTTTAATTTCTTCTTAGCGTTCTGGATTTGTTTGGTAGTTGGCATTATACTATATAACAGCAAAATTTTTCCTCACCTATAAGTATATGAAGAATAGACAAAAGATTCAAATAATGACTCTGACTCTTGTTATACTTGTCGGAATATTAGCCTATAACTGGTACAACCCCAAAGTTGTTGAGATTCCAGTAGAAGTGGCTGTTCCTGTCCAGGCACGTCCGGTCCAGACACGTCGCCCACCCGTCAGGGAACCCGAATTTAGGGGTCCGCCCATCAAACAGTATAAACCCGGTCACATGCAACAAATGGGCCTCATCACGAATGGTGACGAGACTCTCCCTCTCTATGGTAAGGAGGTACGTGGGCGCCGCGATCGTTACAACTACTATACCACCACTGGGGGTGAGAACCTCTACCCCATATCTGTCAGTCACAATGCGAGAGATTGCATGGAGGACATTGGATGCCAAGAACTATACGGAAATGAAACAGTCGCCGTAATGGGAAAGACTGGTTCATTCACTGTAAATATGTACAGGACTGATGATTTCTTTTAAGCTGCGGGTTCCTCAACGGGCTCCTCGGCGGGCTCCTCGGTGGGTGCGGCCTGCTTAACACGTTTCTGTACGTCATTTATAAGTGAACTTGTTTGACTAGAAGAACAGCATGCCGAAAGAGCACAAGCTGCTAATATAGGGGGTGATTTTACAGGTATCTTCATTATACCCATAAGGCCCATCACTGAACAAAGTAAGCATGCGATTGTGAAACCGAGTTGGGTATTACCCATGGGTTCACCTGACGTCTTAAATAGATTTCCAAGCATCTTTACTATAGTTCAACAAAAATTATTTCGTAGACTATCGTATTCCCTCGTCAGAAATCCGGTATTTCCAGATATTTTTGCCTTTGTCCTCAATAATTCAACTACTGTGTCCTCATCGAGATGTTTAAGAAAATCCACCTTCACCTCGATGTCGTCAAGTTGATGAGATTCTTTTTTCCCCTGTACATACGGCCACGTATGTTTTCGTAATGACGCGAGTTCTTCCTCGAGTTTTCTAATTCTTGGAAGGAGAATTTTATGAATTAACACCTTAAGCTGATGTGCTTCACTCATAATACCGTAAGTGCGTTTTTTATCTTTATACACAATAAGATGTCACTCCCACAAGGTAAGCGTGAATTTATAAGAAAATTAGTAGCGGGTTTGGATAATCTAATGGAAATTACACAAATTGCAAATCAGATTGGGATTAGCCCGAGAAACGAAATAGAAGAATTTATAAAAAAACATTTTCTTGTTCAAACTGATACGGGTGAATATAGTGTAAACAAGGTTGCATTCCGTATGGGTGTCCAGGCCCTAGATTTTGATATATTATCCAAAGTACTGATGCATCTAGATAAACTAAAAATTAAACTTAAAAATGTATTTAATAGGGCGAATGTAAATCCACTTTATTTTGATCAGGAAGGTATGTTATACGCCAGACTTATTGAGACAGGTGAGCTGAAGACTTTTCTTGATCTGATTTTATATTGATTTAATAATCTCAACCAATAGTAGATGCAGTATCTTGAATTAAAAAACAAGGCTAAAAAGCAAGGTCTTCGGGTCACCAAAACTGTCAAGGGTAAACGTGTGAAGCTCTCAGCTAAGGAACTTCGCACCAAAATTAAGATGAACTTTGATAACAGTGTGAAAAATGCACAAAGAGTTATCAGAGTGTGTCAAACTATAGTTGCTCCAACCGTGGTTCGTGCGGGTATTCCTCCCCCACCTCCTCCTCCACCCCAACGGCGACCAGTCGTAAACGCTCGACGCGCTAAACTCATGGCTGAACTGAAAAATGTCCTTAAGAAGAAAGGAATGGCGGCTTAGGAATTATTCTAAAATTGTGAATTTCGCACTGATATCCGTTGCACAAGCAGTTTGCTCCCCACCCGTAATAGCTCGAGTCTCAGATAAATTTAACACTTGTTTAGTATCACCTTTTATATTAGATTTAGTACGTGTCTCCCCAAATAAAGTGTATGACAGTGAATCTAAATTTAGATTCTCAAATTCAAGGCAACAACTAGGGACTTCACCTCGACTTAAAATCGATGATGAAACATCATCGATTTTTATATCAGCACTTAAATCCATAGTTGTCGAATGCAAGCTATAGAGTACATCCCCCCCACATGAATTAGGTTGATGTTGTTTTGTTAATTTATAAAATAAAGGTTTACTTAATTTTGGTTCCGCCGCATCCGAGGATACCTGATCCGCACGAACGTCCTTATCTTTCGTCTGAATAAAAAGTAAACCCCCTGCAGCAGTAGAAATACATGACATGAAGACTACACCAATTGCGATAGCATCCATATTAATGTATATTGATATTAAAAAGGAGGGTGGCCTAAATTAGTCTTTTGTAACAGCAATTGATTTGAAGCTGGTACACTTTTGGCCTGATGGACCACCTAGGGTTATTTTGACACCACCTTTGTCCTCCTTTGAATATGTAACAACTTTAAAACCTTTTGGTACGATGATAGATTTAAACGCAGATCCTGACGTACTTACTTCTTCATTTTCTTTTATTTCATCCATAACCCCTTTATAGTCGCATTCATCGAAGATAGTGACATAAGGTGCAGCCTTCTTCTCAGCTATAAATTTCCTCTTCTGTTCTTGTTTGAACATGTAAAATCCACCTCCCACTGAACTCATGAGAGATGAGAAGGCACAGGCCATAAGAACTAAATCACCCATATTATAATATAAGTAGATTATAATATGGCTGCTATTGCTGTTGTACTAGGACTTTGCTGCTGCTCTTCTTTTTCCGCTGCAGGGGGTTGGTTTGGTGGGTTTATCCCAGGGACCGAACCCAATTTCAAAAAGGAAATGAAAGCTACCGAATGGAAGGAGATCGTCGATGAGATGAAGGTCATGAACAAAAAGAATAAGGAAAAAACGAAGGAATTCGAAAAGGGTGGTCCGGGTGGCGCGGATTTATCTGCGGAAGAACGCCAAGAATTGATGGATGTGTTGAAAAACCACATGCAGGAACTCCGTAAATCTGAAACGTGTAAGAAGGTAAATGAATTGATCGATGGCACTCGAGAAAATAACAAGTTCAAGAATACCCTATCTGCTTACCCGGATGATATCATTACACTTGGTGGTTCAAAACGTAAACATGAGGTATGGGAAAGTGCGATTGGACTAGACGACGACTTTCCTAAACATGAGTTTGATGGTGCTTTGGCAGTGTGTATAGCGACTGATGAGGAATTTCAAGAGTTCAAAGAAAGGTAATACCAAACCTCTTAGACATAAACTTCTCAACACCCTGAAACGTAGGAAAACTCCAGAGGTACCAACGGGACCAAAAACCAGCCCCGCTGATACCGCTCATCTTCCAATTCTCTTTGTCGCTCCGATCGACATTTAACATTTTTGTTTGGATCTTCTTGGGATCTCGTTCTTCTATGGTTTGTCTGGGTACATGACCCCCATGACGCAACACATAGGAACGCATACGTGAAGGATTCTTGTGTTTGGTGTAGTCGGAATATCCACTGGCACCAAAGTCAACAGTCCTGCCGTCTTCTAAGACAGCCCTGAACTTCTTTTTAGGGTTAGGGCTACGAGTTATCTTGACGCGCATACTTATATTTACTGAGATTTTTACTTACCACAGCAGCTGTACCCCTCCTTCTTAGCTTGGGGAAGGAAGAAGAGCTTTTCGGGGCCACGCTGGACACGGTAGAGGTGATCATACATGTGGAGGAGACCAACGGTCAGCGCAAGGCTGGCGACGACGACACCGTTCATCTTGCGCGCGGTGAAGGCATAGCCCGCGATGAGCGCGACGAGAACCATCTGGACGATGGTAAGCTGGGGGAGAGCGGGCATGGAGAAGCGAGACTTGGTGGTCGCAACCTCCTCGGTGGGCTTGGGCTCGGCATACATGGACTTGGGATATCCGGGCATTTTTATTATCTACTGAGAAAATAATGTGGCGGTTTATGTTTGTGCCCATACTGATGGTCCTGTATGATTATGTAAAACCACCGGTTGACCACCTTTACTTTTCAAATGTGTGGCGACCACTCCTCGGTATACAAAATACATTTCGAGAAATAATTAAGTGTCTACCGGAGTATGATGTAAAGAATTATCCTGGTCTTCTTCTATTGAAACTCCATTATCCTAAATTACGTGAAGAGTTTGAGAAAGTTTCATCAACTCTAGAAAAGACGTGGTACCATGATACTAACCCATGGTTTGAAAAGAATGATGGATACTATTTTTATAAAGCTGAACAATTCCCACTCCTAAATAGTCTCATTCGTCAAATACCATGTATAAATACAGAGGGTGCTTCATTTGCGGTCATAGAGGGTCCCATGGTCTTACACCCACATCGTGCTGAATCAAATGAACTCCTACGATATCAGTTGACTATACACGGTGATGGGGATTGTAGCCTGTACACGGATAAAGGTCGGTACGTACACAAAGAGGGTGAAGATATCCTCTTTGACCACGCGAGATACCATGAACTTCTAAAAATTGGAGACGGTCGAAGGGTTGTACTCATCTTGGATATTCACAGGTGATTGTGACACACTGCTTCATACATATCACTCCCACCGATAAGTTCTAGGGTTTTGTCTTTGACAATTCTCTTGGTAAAAGGTCCCGGTGTTCCATCATTACAATGCATACACAACGCTGAAAGTTTAGTTACGTCACTCGCGAGAGGGATACAATCGATGAGTTCACCAAACTTTCTTTGAAAACAGTCTCCATCAAGACCTGCGATAATAATCGATTTTTCTAGGTATAAACACCCTTCTATGAATTTTTTGAGTCTGGGAAAGAATTGTGCTTCATCTATGGCTATTATATCAGCCCGCTCAAATTCATCCGTATCGATGATATCAAATAGGTCATACACTTTGTGGCAATTAAACTTAACATTGTCATGCGTTTTCAAAACTTCTTCAGGTGATCTGGTATCTTTCGCTGAGTTGACAATCATGACTTCCTTACCTATGACTTTTAGACGCTTAAGTCGACGGATAAGTTCGGAAGTTTTACCAGAAAACATATTCCCCATAATAATCGAAAGTCCCATCTCAACTGATTATTATTATATTGTAGTTTTTATATGGGTGAACTTCACAAATGTATCTTCAATGGCCACAAGGGGTACTACAATCCTAGGACAGGTCGTGTCAGGTTCGGAAAATGCATCTATCCCAATATCGCTTCGGCTATAAAATATCTCAAGACAAAGTAAGATGAACAGATTTGTCAATTCCACAGTTCTTACTACGTCATTATCTTATATCCTAACAAATATCCAGAACCGTTCAAATTTTAGAAAGGAATATGTCATACCACTTATAGCTCTTTTAATGACAAAATATATTGTTGGTGATTTCGACACGGGTTATACCTGGACATTGAATGATATTATTTTCGTTTCGTATGTTTTAGTACTATCATATGCGGTAGTAAGATTTTCTAAGTAAAAGGTAAGATGCCTCTCACAGATGCTCAAATTACTCGAAAAGTTGGGCAACTGCGTAGAACAGAAGGTCAAATCTATGCACCCCTTAAATACTTCAGGGGGTTGGGGACTCTCAAGGAGGTTGAAACTCGTTACAAGAAGATGCTCAAGAAGGACTACACCAAGTTCCGAACAGACGAAGGACGAAAGACAAAGACTTCCTCCTACACCCAAAAGTTTAGGAAGATGTATCCGGGAGCCAAATCCCTCCCTGAAATTGCTAAGGCTACTAAGATTCCTCTAAAGACTGTGAAGACCATTTACAACAGGGGACTCGCTGCGTGGAGAACCGGGCATCGTCCGGGAGCCTCTCCACAAGCGTGGGGGTATGCTAGGGTGCACAGCTTCGCCACTAAGGGGAAGACGTACTACACGGCTGATAAGGATTTAAGGTGATCACCACCACTTCTCATCATCCGTTACGTATCCTTGAAATACTTTTTCCTTTTGAAGTTGTAATACATCTTCCCATGATAAATTCTCATTTTCTATACGTGCTATTTGTATGAGTTGTTTCTGTAACCATGTATTGAAATTGAAACCTGGGGGTAATTTTGCTTGTTTTGAACCATTTTCCGCTGATGTTAAATACTGTAAATTTGTATAATGACAACATGCTAATATGTGAAGTGGGTTCGTAAAATCAAATATATCGAATGGGATAATGTGGTCTATATGGATCTCATGAGTTAATGTGCCATATTCAGGATTCTTCAATTTAAAGTAGTCTAAGGCATCTTCCCATTCTGAAATACCTAAATACTCTTTAGTTGTTGATGACTTTCTATTACCTTTAAAAACGTGACGTAATCTCCCCCGTAAACGCACTTTTAAAGCATAATTTTCATCGGACTTCAGTCTCTGTTTGCGTTTAGTAGACAGTATATCTTTATTTTTTCTACGCCATATTCTGTTCAAATCTAGATAATGTTTTTTATTTTTTTTATATCTTAAATGAGTATCATGAAGAACTTTTTCTTTGTTTCTTAAATATGATTTTCTAGAGTTAATTTTATACATCTTTTTATTCAATTTATAATGTTTTCTGCGATAAGCGTCTATTTTTTTCTTATTTTTCTTATAATATTCTTTTCTTACGATAGCTATTCTATCCTTATTCTTTTTTCTCCAAATTTTACCATATTCTCGTGTATATTCCCTACGTAATACCCTATTATCTTTTGCACATCCTTTGCAATTAGTTGTGAGTTTATCC